TGGCACCAGGACCCCAGTCTGGCTCGAGAAAGAACTCTTCAGCGCTAAAGTCGCCGAGGAATCTGTCAATTTTCCGAATGGTTGCGTTATGCACCCAGACGGCGGGACCCGAATACAAGGGGTCCTGCGACAGGTCCTTAAAGCGACGATTTGTCTGCTTACAGAGAAGCTCAAATTGCTCGAACTTCTCAAACGCTACCTTGCCGGGATCGTAGGGTAACCTCAAAAAGGTCGCCTTAGACACCAACTTGGTAGCGCAGTAAGCATCTCGGAAGCTCTCTACATTACTGTAGTGAGCAACAACTGTCTTGAGGCTAGCTAACTGTTCATGCTCCCCTGTTTTATAAAGGAGCCAAACAGTAAGTGCCCGCGGACAGTCAAGAGACTGAAGAACATCCTCGATAGCCTCGGATGTAGCATCCAGGGGTACGCGAAATACGCCAACTCCTTTTAGAAAGTTGGAACCATCCTTCTTAGAAGACATGGGACTCTCCTGTTCGCTATAAGGGACCTAGAAAGGCCTCTCGTAGTTCAGCACAGCAGTACGAAGGGGTGATGCCGTCAAATCTGACGGCGTCCCATCGCTCGCTGTGATGGTTGTTGCAAAGAGAGAAAGCCAGAGGTTGAGCATAATCAATCGCTCTGCCGCTGTCGACCTCTCATGCATCATGAACTCCGATACAACGGTCGATTCGTACGCCTTTTGTTGAGCAGGTGTCAAACCTGCGACATTGGCGCCGGAGATCGCTTCGAGTACCGGAACGGAGAGTTTACCTGTCACCTTGTAAATACGGCTCGCCTTTGACGGCGGACGTACCGACACGGTGAAGGAGGGGTAGCCAATGGCAATTCCACCGCCACGAGCTTCCCATTTCGCGACACCCGGTTGGATGTATCCGACGGGGTCAAACGTTGAATCAGCCCCTACCGTCGCACTCGTCGTCAAGAGAGTGGGAGACAGAATAGAGCTGGTTAGTACCTGAGCAAATGCGCTCATAGTAACTCCTGATTAAATCAAGGAGCCGTAATCTCGATCAACCTCTCCCGGTGACGTGATGCCCGTGAAACGCGGCATTCATTAGGGCAAGAGCGTTTAGTGCGTGGATAGTGCTAATTGGGTTCTTAAAGGTTGGGAAGACCGCCGCAGGAAAAGTTTGTAACTTAATCCTGTCGAGCTTAATCCCCTCTGCCTCATAGTCCCCTTCCACGTATTTGACGTAATTGCCTGATCTCCAGGTAGAATTGATTACAGCCTGATGTCTCTTTCGCGTAAACTGAGTCTGAAACCCATCGATAAAGGTTAAACCATCCCAAGCGCTCAATGTTTCGAGCCAGGGACCGATGGGAAGGAACCAGTCGACAACAAAAGAGTACGGAAGAACCTCCCATGCGAGATTCACGGGATTTGTAAAACCCGTCTGGGCTAAGAATGAGGTAAGTCGATTATCAGTACGAAACCTGAGACCGATTTTACACCGGGATTCTACGGTAGTATGTAGAACACCAGAAACGTGACCATCATAAGTCACGATATCGGTTCGACTAACATCCTTAGATTTTCCAGACGCTTTCACCTGGCGGACGTCGTAGTTGTCGTTATAAAACTTCGACAACGACTCGGCTGCACCGTGGACATCTTGGAGTAAAGGTTTCCAGCCATACTGGAACGCTAGCCAATTATCAGCTAGTGACCGGCTTGCGTCTGGATGCCTCCCTACCTTGAACCGCGGTACCGCTTTACCAGTCCATAAGACCTCTTTCGCGTCAGCGTAGTGCTTTTGCCGGACGTACTTTACAGCTTTAGCAATCCGTTCCATGCTAGTCTGCATGGTATTCACGACTTGCTTCATCTGTACAACGTCCTGAGCGACATTACCTTCTATGCCGTTCTCAGCGCGATCGATAATTCGTCTTATGGCCTGGAATCTTGCCCTCTCATCATGAGAGATGCTGCCAGGGAGATTCAGAGTTCCCGGATCGCCAAAGTATTCAACCCACCAGTTCAAGGAACCATCAGGAATATAGTACTCCTCATGGTATTGACTGGGTTCGGATTGTTGCCAGAGGAGGACGCTGTGCGGGTTAACCGGCAGCATCTTTCGCTTCGTCTTCCCAAAATTCGGCGTTCTAACACCGAACCAAGTACGAGTGTAGGTATTATAGGGAATGGCTGTTAAAGCTAGCCATTCGCCATTTCGATTCCTAGCGCTCACCCTAGTCCGGGTATAAACCTCAGGATTGGGACGCAACGACGAGGCACGATTCGGCTTACCTCTAAATCCTCTATAAGGGGTTCGCTCCTTGTAGAGACTTCGACGTACTACTTTCGCCGAAGGAGTCCACCCATCAGGGAGTATCGGCACCAGCACCGTCCCGTCTTTTACAAGACGAGAGCGATGTTTGATCCTTACCCACCCCGATGAGCGAGAGGTTCCACCACGGAAAAGCTTTCCGACGAGCCAAAGGCTAAAGGAGCCACCAAAGATGCCCGGCAGGAACACAGAAGAACCCAAAGAACCGAGATCATCGGTTAATGGGGAACTGTAGACCTCCCGACCACCTAAGGTAACTACCAAACGCCAACGCTCGCCTTCGAGCCCCAGTGGATCGGAACTTCGACGGCTCAGGGCATCGGACTGCTTTGCTAGAGCTTCGTTTTCGAGAGTCATTTTAACGTGACTCCAGACCCGTTCAGCTCGACTGAGCGAATAACATTCATACAGTGCACGATCCAACCCGGAGTTAACCCAACGCTTTCAAGAAAAATATTGATAGCGAGAAAAAGTGCGGCGAGTATGTATGCTGCCCGTTTATACGGGAGGGGCATACTATCCCGTCGTTCCTTCCTCATTAGGTGTACTCCAGGTGGGTGACTGCACTCATTGAACGTTATCGGCCTCCCTCACGGGAGACCTAAACCCATAACCCTCGGGCATCGCGAAACTAAGTTTATTCGCGATCGGTCTTTGACAGAACGAAGGGCTCCTCATCGGAGCTCAACGCTGGGGTCCCCGGTGTAACCGGAAGATCCCTGACACCTAATTTGCGAAAATCATCATAAATGCTAAACAGCTTGCCGATAGGGATTTCTCCTTTACCGACAAACTGCAGAGCGATGAGCTCGCACATCAGGGCACTGTAAAGATCATCCTGCGCTTTCGCACGTAACGACGATCCCCGTTTGGAGGAGTCATTACTAACCACGTCAAGCAGACGCAGTGCGCGAAACTCACGTCGTTCATGAGCCGGATCATCTTTGGTACAAGTTTCCCAGTACCTCTGAAGTTTCAGGCCCAATTGAAACATGAGCTTCTCGCGTACGGTAAGTTTGATAACGGTTTTCATGACAGAACTCCTTAGGAGATTACGTTGCACGCTATGCGTGGGACCCCG